GACCCATCTCTGGCAACTGGGCCGTACCTACTGCACCACGCAATAATCCGCCAGCCGCAGACTGTAGCAAGTCGGACCCCAAGCCTGCTTCTTGCTGAGCCTCTATTGGAGCTCGGGCTTTTGTCTCGACTGCGGACTGTTGCTGACTGGCGCGGCGAGCCCTTTCTCTCTTGGCTCTCTCTAAAAGTGCGGCCTTTAGTTGATCTTCGCTCACTTTTTCTGCCCCCCGCTCAAGTCACCTATTAACGCATCTAGTTCCTCATCAGATAGCATGCTCAAGTCACCAGTTGGGGCAGTTGAAGCCTGATCAGCGGGCCGACCAGCGGCGAGCGCCTTTTCTGATGTAAGTATTTGAAGCGGGGACATGCCCGATTGAATAGCTGCTACGGCGCGCTTTCTTGCAAGTGATTTTTGAGCAAGGACTTTCTCATTGTCGCCCGGCTGTGGAAGATAAGTTTTCCCATACAGAACCATTTCATTTGGCGTAATTGCTGCACCAGTGTCCTTACGCAAGACTGCCTGCAAAAACTCATTACCTGATTGCTGAGCAAGCTGAAACTCATCGCTTTGAACTGCGCCGCGGGCAACACCAGTAGGGTCAAACTCCGCAGCCCTCATGGGGAAACTGGTCAAAGCAGACGCAACTGGCTCAAAGGCTTCAAGCGCGCCTGCCGCACGAGTGGCGTAAACATTGTCCTTACTCTGCTGCTCAGTAAACTTAAAGTCCCCACCTTGCGTAAACTGTATGGCTCCATCAGCGCCAACTCTTAGGCCCATCTTGTTTTTGTTTGCATATACCTGAACTGCGGTTTCATACTGCTCTGGGCTAAGTCTGCCTGCCGCATAGTCAGCTTGTATTTTAGCAAGCTCCGTTAGGGGCTTCTCTGGCTTAATTCCAGCCTTAAATGCTTCAAGAGCCATACTGCGCTCAAGACCCTTGATAGCCTGCCCCTCTTGATAAGCTAAGGTTGCGCCTGCAGATGCGGTGATGGAGCCAGCATCAACAAGGTCTGCAATTTCTCCAAATCCCTGTTTTCTAAGGTAATCAATGGTGGCTTTTTTTGGTTCCTCCAGCTTGCGCTCTTCCTTGCGCTCCTTCATACCTGCCGCACGCTGCTGGATAAGAGGTGCAAACTGGCGCGGATCAGAGCCTGCCATAATGCCCATCGCTAGGCGATCTCTAAAGTCATCACTCAAACCAAGTGCGCCACCTATGCCTTGCCCACCAAGCAAGCCACCTAGCAAACCTTGAGGTTGTTGTTGCGGTTGTTGAGCCATTGCTGCACCACCTTTTCCGTAACCTTCCCAAGCACCTGTGCCTTGGGTTTTTAGAATGTATTGACCAATTTTGTCTTGCGTTGCCTTGTCAAACTTTTGGCTTGGATCAAGACCCAGAGCTTCTACTGCGCCACGCAGCGTGGAGCCGACAACCTGATATGCACCAACAGGCGTTGCTACACGCCCGACCTGACCCTTAACATACTGACCATATTCCCCAGATGGGCTGGTAAACTTAATAACATCAGCAATGGGCATTTCAGATACCTTGACACCCGAAAACTTACCGTCTGGCCTGTTTTGATACCCATACAGAGCATCATAATCGCCACCGCTTTCGCCTGCAAAAATGTTTTGCTGATGCTGCTGCCAAGTTAAAGCCATCCTACAATAACGCTCCTAGTAGGCCAAGTGGGTTGAATGGTGTTCTTGATGTTGCAGTAGTGCTGTATGGCACACCGCTCAAGATAGACGAAAGCGCACCAAGGCCAGACATAGGCGCACCAGTAGCACCGCCATATTGTCCCATAGCGCGATCAAGTAGCGATTGCTGAAGGTTGCGTTGGAACTGGCCTTGACCGCCAATTGCGCCCTGAATGTCTTGACCCATACCAAACATCTGCTGACCAAGATTTGCTAAGCCGCCTGCAGCGCCTTGCTGTATGCCTGCGCCTTGGAACTGTCCGCCATACGTTGTTGCCCTTGCTGCCTGCTCACGCGCAGCCTGTTGTTGAGCCGCTGTGTTAAGTGCGCCCATGCTGGCTAATCCTGCGGATTGCGTCAAGCCTGCTTGCTGCGCACGCTGCGCATTTAGCGCCTGCATATTCGCCAAACTTGCTGCCTGCTCAAGACCAGCTTGCTGAGTTGCAAACTGATTTGCCGCCTGCATGTTTCCAGCGCGCGCCGCTTGCTCACGGGCTGCTGCCATTTCACGCGCCTGCTGCCCAAGCTGAGATGCTTGGAACTGCTGCTGAGATGCAAGAGTACGGGCAGCTTGTGTTTGACCAATATCATACTGCGCTGCTTGTTGCGCCTGATCGAAAGCACGCTGCCTTTGTTGCGCGGCAAAGTCCATGCCCATGCGACCATACTCACCTGCAAGAGTACCTTCTGCAACGCCGTGACGAGAGCCGCCAAACGCTTTTGCCGCTGTTGCACTTGCGCCAAGGTCTTGCGATGCAAGTTGTCTTTGACGCTCTATATCTGCCTGACCTCGCTCAATAACTTGCTGAGTATAGGGCGACATATACTCGCCTATGTCAGTCGTTCTAAGTTGATCTACAGCAATTTGGCTTGGCGCTTGTGCGCCTTGAACTGATCCAACGCCTTGCATTGTTGATGCTTGACCAAGCTGCGGCGCTTGCATTTGCGCTGACGGAGCTACAGTTGCGCCGCCATATATTGCTGTCGGCCCTGCAGTTGCTGCCTGCATTGCTGTTGGCTGAAACTGAGAAAGACCCGTCAAGGTCTGCTGTGCCTGACCCATTGCTCCAGCAGATTGCTGGAAAATGTTGGGTTGCTGAGATTGGCTTTGCTCAAATGCTGCTTGTTTCGCTGGGTCTGGCCCAGTAGCTCTACCGCCGTAACCTGTACCCTTTGTTGGATCAAGCTCTTGTGAAGGTGCGTTAAGAAATGGTCCTTTTGACGATACAGCTGGCACTAGTGGTTTGGCGGTTTGCATAGGCGGTACTGGAGTGCCGCCTTGACCAGTGCTTCGCCCCATTTGATTTTGCATCGCCAACTGCTGTTGCGTAGGTTGTTGCGTTGGAATTTGCGTGTTAGGTTGCATTGCACCAAATTGATTGTAGCCACGTACTGCTTGTGTTGGTTGATTTGCTGAGCCACCCATTAGATAATCCCCAAAATATCAAAGGCTTTGTTCTTAGCCTCTGTTAGTCCACTAAATAATCCGCCGCCCGTACTTTCACCACGCAACACTGGGCGAGGACTTGATGAGCGAGGGTCTGCACTATCTGCGGAGTTTGCTCCATAATGCATCTGCATAATTTCAGCGTGGGTTGGTGCATCGTTGTCGTTGCCCCCAGATGAGACAGGTGTAACAGGTGCAAAACCGCCCGTGTCGCCACCAATGTTAAATGTAGGTGGTACATATCCAGTTGCTGCACCAGTGATTGGGTCAAAACCTGTCTGCCCCGCAAAGAAATCATATTGCTCAGGGCGTTGTTCACGTAAGCGCTCCATTGCACTCTGATAGATTGGGAAAGAACTATACCCTGTCATGCCGCCCTGTGTGACTGTTGGCATACCCATGTCTAAACCAGAAGGCGCAGACATGCCAAAAGCAGAGGCCATCTGACCCACATTTTGCGCCATTGCCTGCTCATATGGATTTACTGCAGCAATTTCTGGCCCCATATACGGCATGTATCCCATTTGCTGAATTTGCTGAGCTTGCTGTATAGCAATTTTGCCAGCTTCCTCTAGGTATTCTGGGATTTTGTTTTCCTGAGTGGTCTTACTGCTACCCATCCTAAAACTCCAAATGCATTGTTATGGAGTGAGGCTTCCAGCCCAATTTCTCCAAAGGTTTCTGCCATCCAAAACGACCGTCAAACGATGCAAAGGAACAGCCTTGCAATTTTGCCCATTCTTTCACATTTTCAGTCATTTGTAAAATTTCATCCAATTCACCGCCTGCAAGGAACACATGCAAGGCATTTGTATCGTGATATACCACGATTTCAGTAATAATGCATCCTCGCTCTGCAGGCCAAAGCTGCATTTTGCCAGAGCGTATGCCTGCACACACCTCATCCCAAGTATTTAGATTGCCTGAGCGCTTCAACGCAGCCTCAATCCAAGGCTTACATTTGAGTAATACATCTATGGGTGTGTGTGCGTTCATCCGTGCATCCTTGTAATATGCAGAGTTGTTGCTGGTGCTGCTGGGCTAAACGCAGTTGCAGCAGACGCATCTAGCAATCCGCTTGTACTATCTACCGCCCACATGACTTGCAAGTAATCACCTGCACTTACATCAAACTTCGCAGAACGTGAAACAACCACTGTCGCATCGTTTTGGTGCAATGAATAAATGATTGTGTTGTTGGTTGCATCTGTCCCGTTTAGGCGAGGCCAGAAGTAAAACTTGACTGTACTTGATGACGATGACGCAATTTGCGCAGAAAACATCACAAGATATTCACCCGCCTGATCAAAAACAATCTTACTGCTGTCTGTCGCGTCACGATCTATGCCGACATTGCCAGTAGGCGCATCGTATGTGATTGCATATGCCGTATCCGCCGCTGCAGCAGTTACGTCTGTTGTGCGATAAAAGGACGCGTGACCATCCTCAAGAATGATCTGCACAAATGCACCATCCTTTGAAACAACGGGATAACCATTGCTTTGATCCCAAAGCAGAATGCCGTTTTCTGACGCACTGTCGTTTGTTGCCCTAAATCTTAACGACGACCAAGACCGTTGTAACGTAAGTATTAACTGCTTTGCCCAAAGCGAAATATTTGGCCCAACAGGTGGAAAGCTGGGTGTCGTCATCGCCCACCCCTAGCTTTGGTTTCTAGCCTTGGTATGCCAAAGCGCCAATCATTCAGATCACTACCAATAACGCGCATTCTAACTTGTCTGCCCATGAAACGCATAGAAGTTGGATTGCTCATCGTAAACGGCCCGTAAGTACGCTCTGTGTCGTTAGGGTAAAACCTCGTTTTGAAAGACGTTGTAACTTGGCCCTGCGTTTTTTCATCAGGTATCATTTGCGTCACACTCATTACCTGATCGCCAGCACCAATAGAAATCGGGCCGCTTTCTGCAAAGATAGACGCGCCATCATGGTTTTGCGCTACTTCCTGATTATAAGCCTTACCTGCTGGTGAGAACCAGATTGGGTTTTCAAATACACCGTTATCCACGCCAGATGTGCGGTCTAAATCGCCAATCATCCAGTGTCCTTCACGGTAATTGTATGACACATACTTATCACATTCTGTGCTTGATGAACTAGGGTAGAACCACCAAATTTCTGAGTGCCGCCCGTTGGTGACAGCATGTACTTTTGATTTCTGATCTGAGTTTATGTCATTGAATACATAATCAGCAACATCACACGGTAGCGCCTCTACTGTGTTGCCGCGATACATAAAGAAGCTCTCACGCCCCATCCAGAATGCGCCAATGTCTGCTGCCGCTGCCGCATGTCTTGAAATAGCACCACAAGATGAACCAACACGCTCAAATCCGTAAACAAACGGTGGGCCTTGGTATGAGGCAGTATGTGCGTCAATGTCTGTGAGTATTAACGCTTGGCTGCGCACACGAATGCCCTGCATAATTTTTCCGCTAGTCTGCAACTCAAGATCACCAGCTTCGTTGGTTGCTGCTGCTGTCCATGTGGTATTATCCTCACGGTCACACCACTGTACCTTGCGAGGATTACCGCCTGCACCTAGCGCAAAAATAAATCTTTCTTCTGTAACTAAGATACCCAAGTTATCTGTTGGCGCATTTGATAATGTTACGGCAGGGTTAGATGT